CGGGTCGACGTCGGGGTCGACATCGGCAGCCGAGAGGTCACTCGCCTTGTAGAAGCCGACCGGTTCCTCGGCATCGGCCAGCGTGACGACGTACGTGGGGGAGTCAGTGCTGGCCTCAATCTCGTCTGGGACACCGTCGGCATCCGAGAGATCCCGGGACTCTGTGACTGTGTCAACTACCAGACCCAGACCGTCCGGCGTCTCGACCATGTCTTCGCCAGGCTCGTATCGGTTGGCGAGTTCTGCTGTGGGTTGTGGCCCTCCGAGTGCCATGGCTTCGTCAGCGTACTCAGACCAGACGCCCTCTGCCTCCGACTCCGAGATCTCGGCAGCAGTCACTGGACGATCGTGGATACTGTAGTCCTCGGCGGGCCACTCCGTGTCGCCGATCAGGACCGGCCCCTCGGCAGCCTCGTCGAGGTCGTCCAGGAACGCCTCGAGCGTCGCCTGGTCCCCGAACGGATCGCCGCCGACGTTCATGAATCGGACGCTCGTCTTCTCGGCAAGGTCGGCGTCAGTGAACTCCGCGAACGCCGCCTGGACACGCGGATCCGACTCGTCGACGTCGGCCAGGTCAGCGGCGCCGTCGTCACCGAGCAGGTCCTCAGGATCCATGTCGAGGAGGATGTCGATGATCTTGTCCTTGGGGATCACCGTGTCCGCGCCGCCCTTCGGGCCCGCAGCCGTCGAGAGAGCCTGCATGAGCGTCGCGAACTCGTCGGCGTCGAACTCCTCGTCCCGCAGCGGCGACTCCGCCTCTTCGGGCCTGATCCTGAGATGCGGCGTGACGTCCAGCCCCTCGTCGGAGTGGGCGTCACCGTGGATGAACTCGCGAGCCTTCATCATCAGCATCTGCTGACAGTCGGCCTCGAGCCGCCGGCGCTCGCGCTTCACCTCGTCACGGTAGTCCTCGCGCTGCTCGGTCGTGATGTCTCGGTTGATGTCAGCAGCGAAGCCCACGCGGTAGAGCGGCGTCGGCATCGCAGCCAGGACGAACTCGATCTCCTGCTGGATCGTGTCGACCGCGTCGGGGACCGAGCCATCCACCTGCTCGATCTCGACCGGGACGTTCGTCCCCGAAACTGTGTTCGGCGTGTTCACCGAGAGGTCGTCCCGGATCTTCTTGGCGAGCTCACGGTCGTTCGTGTCCACCTTCGCGATGACGTTGGCGAACGCCGTGTTGAGGACTGCCTGGTCGACGTGTTCGAGTTTCTCGACGACGGCGTCTGCCCGGTCGACGACGGACGCAGTATCCGGACGGCCGAAGAGCGTGCCCGTGTCTGCATCGTACGGACTGACGGTGATGTCATCGAGTGCGAACGGGATCTCGTCACGTTCGTCAGTGCCGAAGACGTCGTCGAACTGTGCGATCGCCGCCGTCTTCCCCGCCGGCGTCCTCGGTGCTTCCTCACGCTCGCTGTCACCGAGATCCTGCACAGCGACCGACTCGAACTCGTTCGTGTTGTCGTCCGGTCGCAGGACGATGCCCTTCCCCTCTCGGGTGTAGGCAGTGGTCGTTTCAGTCTTGATGGGTCGGAGCGCCAGGAGACGCTCGCGCTCGGTCGGGTCGTCGTAGGCGTGCTCGACGATCGCCGTCCCGCGACGGCCACGACGGTCCTTGACCACGAGCTCCAGCAGGTCCGTGACGTCGGCGTCGTAGTCCCAGCCGTCGACGTAGCTTTCGGAGAGCCAGCGTTCGAGGGCATCGTCCAGATCGAGGCCGTGGTAGGCCTCATCCGGATAGGTCTGTGGGACCGTCGGGACGTCTTCGTCTCCGGGAGTGATTCCGACCGAGACCCCGGGCTCGAGGACGTCCGCCGAGAAGTTCTGTACGGGGACGCGAATCAGCGGGTTGTTCTCGTAGGCATCCCGCCACTTCTCGATGTCGTCACGGTCAGGCTCCTCCGTGTGTTCACGCGCCCCGATGGTGATCGGGCGTTCGTCCCGAGCCTGCGGACTGGCTTCACCGTTCTGCGACGACCCCGTCCCGTCGTCGGCAGCGAGAGACGCCTCGCGTTCGAGGATATGCCGACCAGTCGATGCGTCTTTCATCGGTTATGCCTCAGGTTCGTAGCGGTTGTAGCCGACTACGTACTCCCGGTCGATCACGACCGGCGGAGACTCGTCTTCCGTGTGGAGTTTCAGTTCGTCGGGGTACTGTTCGACCGCCGTGACACCGCGATACTCGGTTTCACGGCCGTGAGCCTGTGCTGCCTCTGCCGTCCACATGATTGTGACTATCATCAGAACACCACCGCGTTGTCTGCACTGATACCATCAGGCGTACACCAGGCCGCCCAGACTGCCTGGGCCGCCGCGTCGAGGAAGTCCGGTGACCGACCGAGTCGGTCCTTGATGGCATCTTTCGAGTTTGCGACCGCGACCTTGGCGCCGTTCTCGCCGCGGCTCTTGATCGTCTTCGTCTCGAACTCGATCGCCCGTGACCCGATCACGAGCTCTTCTCGAAGGTCGGAGTCTGTGAACCGAATCTCAGGCATTGCCTTTCCGAGGGCAGCGAGCGCCTCGGTTCGCTGGTTCGCGTAGTTCACCAGCCCGTACGGGTTGTCGTCATCGGTTCCGTCGGTGAGCGGATTCTTCTCGCTCCCGAACCGGTAGAGCTCTGGTAGCCGGTCGTCCAGATAGCCAGCCAGACCAGACCCCTCACCAGTCGCGTCGACGGCCACCGGATGCGACCGGTCGCCACCGAGTCGGGAGTCGTGCATCAGTTCCTGCTCCTGCTCGGGGTAGTCCGTATCGGCTGCGGTGTACCGGACGGCGAGGTCGCCGTTGCGGAACAGCGTCACCATCACCGTCCGGTCGGACCCAGGCCCGGCGACGTCGATCCCGGTGCCGACCGGATACGTGGTGGCCGTGTCGGGGAACCGATTCGTGGCACGGGGATCCACGTAGGCGGCCTTTGCCTCGTCGGCCTGGTACGGCCGGTAGACACTGGCCGACTCCGGTGGGATCACGCCGGCACGACGTCGGTACCATCGCTTGTGGAGATCCTTTCGGAACGCAGGATTCTCGACCGGGTCTCCATCGGGGCCCGTCTCTGCACGCTGTGGGTCGACGACTGGTGTCCCGTCGGGCGCCAAGTACGGCGACGAGATCTCGATGACTCGCTCCAGGCCAGGCCACGGCTCGTTGTGGTACTCGTTCCAGTCGTCGACGAGCTTCGACGTGTCGGCGAGCCCCGAGATCTTCTCCCCGTCTTCGAGGTCGCGGTCGACGCGGACGTTGTGCGAGTCCCAGCTGGAGAAGCGGAGCGTGTGCCACTCTTCGGACTCCATCAGTTCGCACACGATGTTCGCCTCGTCCTTCGGCGGGTTCGAGATGACGAGGACGCGATCGTTGTCGTCCGTCGCCGTCGAACGGACAGCCTCGATGTGCTCCTCGGTGACGCCCGGCTTGTTTGCCTCTTCTACGATGTAGATGACGTGGTCGTTGTGCGGCCCCTCGAGGTCGCCAGGGTACCGCGGGCTGACGCACTCGAAGAACCACTCGTCGTGGAGACCCGTCCGTATCTCGCGGGAACCGTCCAGTGTCCGACCACCGAAGACATCCGGAAGGATGCTGTCACGGTACATCGACCGTGCTGGCTTCCAGATGTTCGTCTTCAGCGTCGTCGAGTTCCCTGCCGTCACGTTGACGATGCAGTCCGGATTGCAGTGGAGCGCCGCGATCCCGCCGGCGGCCGCGATGTAGGACTTTCCGACACCGTTGGCAGCGTCGACGATCACCTGCTTGTGTTCGTCGAGAGCAGCGAGGATCTTGTCCTGGACGTACGTTCGCCGAAGGCCGAGGACCTCGTTCACGAACCGGGCGTACCGATCCGGGCCCGTGGACTTCGCGTACCGAGGGAAGACCTCGGACGCGAACTTCGCCGGGTCCGAGGGAAGATCGGCAGTCGTGCTCATCGTGAAGCCCCCTCGATCATCAGAACGCCGACAGCCACAACGAAGCACTTGCGGCACATACCGTCGTCCGGCGTTTTTGCGTCACCACACTGTTCGCATCCTCTCATGAGTCAGAAACTCCGAGCCACTTCTCGCACTGCTTGATGTAGTCGTGGTGATCCTCCCGGTACTCGAGCGCACGCTCACAGATCTCGGGCCACTCCTCTTTCGGGACCGATGGCTCGCCCAGGTACGGGACGCGATCCTCGTCGATCAACTCCGTCGGCATCCGGGCGACACCGAAGATCCCGCAGAACTCCTCGGACGTGATCGGGACGTCCTCCCCGCGCTCGTTGCGAATGTGAATGGCGAGGTGGGCCAGTTCGTGGTAGACCGTGGTGAACGACGTCACACGGTCAACCGGGAAGAGAACCATGAGGTTCCAGAACCGGGCCCGGCCAGCGGCGTCTGCATCCGGATCCATCCGGCCGACCGTCACGGCTCGGTGTGCGAGCTCCGGGAAGTCCGTGAGTGCGCGCTTCATCTTCGCACGGATGTCATCCCGGATGGGCTCTCGCCACTCGTCGGCGGCCTCGTCGAACGTCTCCAGCACCCGGTAAGCACCGAGGCTGACGATGTCCTGGCCGTCCTTCTGGTATGGGATCTGGGCCTTTTCGAGACTCATGAGAAAGGATCCTCCAGAAGTCAGCGCTCGTTGCGCTTCCGTCGCCGAGACTTCGCGTTCTGGACAGCGTCACGAACAGCGCCAGGCGCCGGCGTGGAAGCGTGGTTGGCCGTGATGTTCTGGACGGTTACGCTCTGGTCGGTCATGCGCTGAACTGCCTGGGCTTGCTTCTGCGACGTGATCGCCGTGTTCCCACGAAGGTTACCGCACACCGTCGTGGTCCCGCCGCCGACCAGCTGCGCGACAGCCAGCATCCCCGGCGGGATCTCGTCCCGGACGTCGGGACCTGGCGAGTAAACGGTCGCCTTGTATCGGGCCTCGCACCACTCACAGGTGACGTAGACCGTCGTATCCCTGGGGAGCTTTGCTGGATCGGGTGGATCAGGATGGGGAGTGCCGCACTCGGGACAGCGGAGCGTCGTCATGAGCGGCTCCACCCCGCTGGCAGCGTTCGATCGGCAGGCGACTCGTGCCGGACGTGGCCGATCTCGTTCCGCTTGGCACACGCCGGGCACATATCCGGCTGGACCGCACCGCCGGCGTCTTCGGGAAGATCGCCGACCGTCGTCTCCCAGTCACACGAGCCACACACGACAGCGATATCGTCTTCGTAGCCACTCGAGAGGAACGTGACCTTGAGCGGGGAGTACGCCACTTCTTCGATGACGTACGGCTCCAGTTCCTCCAAGTCCAGTTCGTGCTGCGGTGCCGTCACGAGTTCGTCATCAGTGTCCGAGATGTCAATCTCCTCCAAGACTCGTTCCGTCCGATTCGATGGCTGGTACCCCGTGATGAACGCTCGACAGCGAGCGACATCCCAGGGGACGCTGTCGCCGGCCTCGGGAGAGGGCAGCGACAGATCGATAACGGTGTCCCCGTCACGGAGGAACCAGTGCGTGCCGTCGTAGCGATCGTCGACGTCGTTCCACGAGAGGCAGTAGATGTCGAGCCCACTGTCCTGGCCGCCCTTCAGGTGGAAGTACGACTCTGCCAGCACGTAGCACGATTCCCGAACCGGGTTGTCGCACTCGCGGTAGTCCTCGTGTCGCACCTCCGGGTGGTTCCGGACGTACTCTCGTAGACGGCGCGCAGTCTCGTCCGGTTCGACGACGACGTCGAGGTCAGTCATGAGTCGAGCGCCTCCCGTAGTGCGTCGGCGACGTCGTGTCGTGACTCGGCGTTCTGTGTCTCTGGATCGTCGAGGATACCGAGCTTCTCGAGGATCCGGACAGTGTCCCGCTGGAGGCGAGACTTCGGTTTGAACGCCGGGTTCTCTTTGGTTTCCCACACTTCACGCCCGTCGTCGGCGATCCTGTCGAACGAGTTAACGACCATACCTTCCTCGCGGATGTACTCGTCGCCGCGCCGGATCTGACACTCGTTGATCGCGGCGTCGACGAGCAGTTGGACGTTCCCGTGGTTCTCGTAGCCGAATGGCGCTTCACGCATCCAGCCGGCGACCATCAGGCGGACGTCGTCCTCGACCTCGTCGCGATGGCGCTCGAACCACTTCTCGCCGTCAGCCGTGAGTCCGTGTGTTTCAGCGTTTCCGTTGTTCTCCGGGGCACCGCCCGAACCACCGTGATGATCACATGCTCCGTCCGACCGACCGTCGACGCCCCAGCCTGCGGCCAGCGTACAGTACGGGATGTCATCCCGTTCCCGACCGTGGTCAGTGGACGTCGTCTGGTCAGACTTCGTCCGAGCACAGATCCGATGATCCTTCTCGGGATGGACCGGATGCCCTTCTTCGTCGGTAGGCGCATCAGGATGTATCTGCCAGTCTGTCATGAGGTTGTTTTCGCGTTTAAGTATGTGCCCGTGGCTCAGGCGCTACAGCGAGAGTTCAAACGACTCGATCGCCGACAGCAACGGCCGGGCGAACTCGACAACTCCCTCGAGAACGCGCTTGTAGCAGGACACCAGAGCGTCGATCGCGTTCTGGATCCGCTGGTGTGCTGCTCGCATCCGTCGGATAGCGTCCCACCACTCGGTAGTGCCGGGCGTCGCCAGTGCGTAGTCAACGCGGGCCCGGTAGAGATCGTGGAATGCAGTCGTCATGCTGCCCCCCGGAGCTCCGCCTGGGCCGCCATCTGCACGTCGATGTAGACCTCGACGTCCAGGAGTCGGCACTTTGCTCGCAGCAGGTCGGTCGGCTCGTCGGGTTCCATGCCGTCGAAGTACGTCGCGATCTTCGCGATGATGTCCGAGTCCGACGACGGCGAGATGTCGCTCCACGACACCGTCGGGATCTCGTCAGGATCTACGCCATAGTCCTCGGGATCGACTTCGGCGGCCTCGTCGACGAGCTCTGCGTAGTCGTCACCTGCCTCCTTGTGTTCATCGGGCCAGTCCTCCCAGCCCTCGTCATCAGCTTCGACTGCGCCGGGGTCGGAGTACGTCCCGATCACGCGGAGGTACTTGTCGTTCGGTTCGATCGTAATGTCAACTGTCTCGTGCATCGTTGGTTGCGGTTGGTAGGTTGCGGGTTCGATGCTCCCCGGCGCCGTGCCGTGTGGCTCCGGGGCAGTCTACTGGATACCGCGGAGGTTGACCGCGATGTCGCTCACTAAAAACTCGTCTCTGCGGCTGGGATTGTACAAAAGCGTGCGGTCGCCGAGGTCTTTCGTCTCGGTCTCCTCGATACCGTCTGTCCAGTCGTCGTACGAGCGTCCCATCGTGATCACGGTCGGGAAAGGTTCTCGAGAGTGCGCTCGACGCGGCGTTCGACCTCGGCACCGATGTCGTCGATGTGGCCTTCGGTCAGGACGTCGTCGGGAACCGCCGGCGTGTTCGAAGCGTGCTCGCCGTCGCCGTCGTGTGCATCGAGGACGTCGGCGACACGGTGGCCAAACTCCGTCCAGGACTCGTCGTCGTGCTTGTGGCCGTCGAGACGATCGAAGGCGTCCTCGCCCATCGTGGTTGACTTCCGGCTCATGCGTCGACGACCTCACCGTCTCGGACGAAGATGTGGAAGACCTCCTCGCCATCTTGACGCAACACGATCGACGGGGAGAGCGTGATGTGTTTCTCGGCGGCTTCGGTTGGGTTCTCCCAGGTCCAGACGTTGTCAAAGCCCTGAACAGACTCACCGTCTTCGCCGTCGACGTGAAACGGAAACGAGCCATATGGTTCTCCGTCGTCAGCCTCGAGGTTGAGAAAGCCGCCGGTGCCAGCTGCGTTGACGTCGACGCTGTCGATCTCGACCACGATTACGTCTCCTCGATCTTGTACTGCGTGTACGGGATGTTCCGCTCGGTGAGCACAGTTCGAACACGCCGTTTGCCTTCTGTATGGGACTGCCCCCTGCCGAGGTAGTGCTTCCACGAAGTTAGCGGGTTGAGGCTGTTGGCCTCCGAGTGAGCGTACAGCCAGACACCGTTCTCGCGTGCATAGAGCGTGACGTGAGTTTGACGCTTGGCGAAGACCTCGCCGGACGACTGGAAGAACCGACCGAGCATGCGAGCTACCGGACCAGCGATCGGGAGCGACACTTCACGAAGGGCGTCGCCGAGCCAGCGGATACGACCATGTCGGCGAGCCCAAGAGCCGTCGGACTCCCAGCCCTGGGGAGACGTCTTCAATGAAGCCAGAGGGTTGCGATGAAAGCCAGCGGCCTCGAGCTCGCGTTCGAGTTGCCCTTCATCGATCTCCTCGACGACACCGACAAACTCTGACGGCGACTGTTGATGTGCGGCGTAAAGACCGCTCGTCGCGCCGACCTTGTCGAGCAGTGGAAGCAGTCGCCGACGGATCATCGGCCAGTAGTCGTCATCGGCCCCGAGAACACGCTTCCCGAGAACGCCGTACAGGAGCCACGACACGAACAACGCTGCGAGTGGTGCCGTGATCTGGAGGTTGTCGGCGATCCAGTCGGTGATCACTTGAGTTCCGGGCATGGGTTAGTGAACCGAGTCCTGGTCTGTGTCGACCTGCTTGCGGATCTCGATGTCTGCGGCACGCTCAAGGACGATCCAGACGCCGATCCCGAGGCCGGCGAACAGGGCGTTCCCCGTGATCGCCAGTATCTCGACAGTCTGCGGGCCCCGAACAGCCAGCGCCGCCGAGCCCATCATCAAGGCGACACCGATGAGGAAGAGTGCGCCGACGTACGCGGGGTGAACGTGGCGGGTGCGGACCATCTGGAAGTACATCGCTGCCGAGATCCAGATGCCGCCGGCGACTGCACCCATGACGTCGACGAGAGCGCTACTCATCTGGCGACCCTCCACTGTTTCCGCTGTTCTGGAGTGTGATTCCCAGTTGGTTGAGTGCGAGGTCGAGTCCGAGCAGTGACGCCGCCATCGAGATGAGGATGGCCTTGTCTTCCAGTGACAGTTGCACTGCGGGGTCGACCGTATCCAGTGCGATCAGCCCGAGCAACACGAGGACGGCGATGCCGCCTGTCAGCGCTCGGATGGATTGTTTGAGATTCATTCATTGTCTCGATTCGATTGTGAAGTTATGCTTCGAGTGCCCGCCGCCGGATTTGAACCGACGAACGCCGCGGCAGCGGTAGAGATGCCGGGTGCTTTTCCTTCTCACGAACGGGCGAAACGAGTCAGGGGGTGAATGTGTTCGGCGGAACCGGCGCTGACCGGAGGTGAAGT